CTATTAAGCAAGTAACTACTACTAAGAACTTAATGGATAATGATGATATAGCTAACTTGGATATCCAAATGCTAATCATGAAGTACCCTGAAGACGAATGCAAAGCATTCGGTAAGAAGACTTACGCTGAAGAGATGGATTATATTGTAAGACATGCTAAGAGAAATAACTTCATTAAGAACTTAGCAATAGACCAGGATGGTAATACTTTGGTGCTGTTCCAGTACGTTAATAAACATGGTAAGGTATTGCATGATTTAATAACAAAAGCGGCTCATGAGAAGAGAAAGATCTTCTTTGTGTCGGGTGCTACTGGAGTAGACGATCGTGAAAGGGTCAGGGAAATCACTGAGAAGCAGAAGAATGCTATCATTGTTGCGTCATATGGGGTATTCTCTACTGGTATTAATATTAGGAATATACATAATATTATATTTTCTTCTCCCAGTAAGAGTCAAGTCAGGGTCATGCAAAGCGTCGGACGAGGACTAAGAAAGTCTGATGATGGATCTGATACGTTCCTATTTGACATTGCAGATGACTTGCATCATAAGAAGAGAAAGAACTACACACTCAACCATGGAGCAGAACGCATAAAGATGTACTCCAAGGAGAAGTTCAAGTACCAAATCTACGAAGTAAAGCTGTAGGCTTTCCATACACAATAATGTGCTAGAGCCCCCCCAAAGACACATCTTTATTATACACCCAAACGGGCTAAAGGTCAACAAAAAGATTAATTAAATTTAGCTGTTGACCTAATACCCTATTCATGGGATAATATACTATAACTTAATCATACAGAGGTTTTAACTGTGAAGAAAAATGAAAAGGAACACTACGTAAACAATAGAGACTTTTCTAATGCTGTGGTCGAACATGTAACGAGCGTCAATGAAGCAATTGCTGCTGAGTCAGACATTCCAAGAGTTACTAATTACATTGCAACATGTTTCATGAAAATATCAGAAGGCTTGTCCCATAAGTCTAATTTCATTCGATACTCTTATCGCGATGAGATGGTAATGGATGCTGTAGAGAATTGTCTTAAAGCTATTAAGAATTACAATGTAGAAGCTGCTACACGATCAGGTAAACCTAATGCATTTGCATACTTTACACAGATATCATGGTTTGCATTCCTACGACGTATTGCTAAAGAAAAGCGCCAGAATGATATTAAGTTTAAGTACATTGAAATGTCTGGGTTTGATCAATTTGTTACAGCAGATGAAAATGGTGATTATGATCCAGCATTCATTGAAGAACTACGATCAGCTCATGCTACGTATCAGAACCAAACGGATGCTACAGATAAGCAACCATACGTTAAGCACAAGATCTTGAGTCAGGGTAAGAACCTTGGTAAGTTTATGGAACCAGAGATTAATGGATTAGATGTAGACGTTGCTATTGTAGATGAAGCAGAGTAAGTCGGCTTCGTTATTAGAGGGGTCGTTGAATGTATTCAGCGGCTTTATCTTCTCGTTTGTTATCTGGGCCTTTATAGTATCACCAATGTATGGTATTGAAACTACTATGCTAGATAACCTTGGCATCACATCAGTATTCACTGCATTCTCTCTAGTACGAGGATATGCGTGGCGAAGATTATTTAATTATTATTCGAAATAACTGTTGTACTTTGATAGGAACTATGCTATAATAGCCCTATATTATATTAATGAGTAATACATATGTTAGTAGCAATTCTTAATGACACCCACTGCGGTATCAGAAACTCTTCTGATGTCTTTTTGGATTATCAAAAGGTATTCTATGAGGATGTCTTCTTTCCACATTGTATCAAGCATGATATTAAGCAAGTAATTCACTTAGGTGACTATTACGACCATCGTAAGTTTGTAAACTTCAAAGCACTAAATCACAATAGAGAAATCTTCCTAGATCCGTTAAAGGACAATGGTATGATGATGGATATCATTCCTGGTAACCACGACGTCTATTATAAAAATACTAATGAGTTGAACTCTCTGAAAGAGTTACTTGGGTATTATATCAATAACGTTAACATCATTATGAAGCCTACTGTAATGAAGTACGGCTCACTTGATATGGCATTAGTACCTTGGATCAATAGTCAGAACTATGCTGAGTACATGGCCTGGATCAAATCTTGTAAGGCAAAGGTTATTGGAGCTCACCTTGAGTTAAATAACTTTGAAATGATGAGAGGTATTCCTTCTCACTCTGGTATGAATGCAGATCTATTCTCGCACTTTGATACAGTATTATCTGGTCATTATCATACTAAATCTTCTAAAGGCAATGTACATTATCTTGGAAGTCAGATGGAGTTCTATTGGAACGATGCTGACGATCCAAAGTACTTCCACGTCCTTGATACAGAAACTCTTGAAATAACTCCTGTACTGAATCCTCATAGAATGTTTCATAAGCTAGAATGGCGTAATGGATGTGACTATGATTTGTCTCAAGTAACAGACAAGTTTGTAAAGGTAGTTGTATCAGAGAAGAGTGATCCATACCTATTCGATAAATTCATTGACGAAGTTAATACATACAATCCACATGAGCTAAAGATCGCAGAGACCTTTGATGAGTTTATGGGAGAGAATGTTGATACAACTGTAGTGTCTGTAGAAGATACATCTACTCTCTTAAATGATTATGTAGATGCAGTGGATACAGAGTTGAATAAAGATCGAATAAAGGGTATAATAAAGCTTCTATACACTGAAGCATCAAACATGGAAATCACATGATGGGACAAATACCATTAGTACTAGAACATAGTATGAGTTCTGGATACTATACTGAACAACTGACGATGGATCTACCTGATCGGAATGAATATGTTACGACTACAGCTAATGTATGGGGTAATATTAGCAATATCACAATCAATTCGTATGATGGTAATATCACACCAATTTTGATCATTCAAGCTGATTCTAAGATAGTGTTCCATGATGAGAAGCCATCATTTATAAAGCGTCAGTTGTTCAAAACCTTAGGATTCGAGTGGAAGTAATATGATAATTTTTAGACAAATAAGATGGAAGAACTTCCTATCGACTGGTGATAATGAAACTGTTATTCAGTTAGATAGATCTCCTACTACATTAATCGTAGGGCATAATGGTGCAGGTAAGTCTACATTGTTAGATGCTATATCATTTGCATTATTTGGTAAGCCTCACCGTGATATCAATAAGCCTGCACTACTTAACTCTATCAATAAAAAGAACTGTGAAGTAGCGGTTACGTTTGAAATTGGTAAGCATAAGTTTGAAATCAAGCGAGGCATCAAGCCTGGTATCTTTGAGATCTGGCAGAATGGTCATATGATCAATCAGGCTAGTACTACACGTGACTATCAAAAGTATCTTGAACAGAACATTCTTAAACTTAATCATAAATCCTTCCACCAGATTGTTGTATTAGGATCATCTTCGTTCGTTCCATTCATGCAATTGAAGTCAGCATATCGACGTGAAGTGATTGAGGATCTATTAGATATCAACATCTTCTCAAAGATGAATGGTCTATTGAAAGAGAACTCTGCACGTATTAAAGAGAACTATAAGTCTATCACACATGAGATTGATATACAGTCTTCTAAGATAAAGATGCAATCTAAGTATATTACTGATATGTCAGCTGCGTCTGCATCCATTGTAGAGTCTAAACGTGTGACTATGTCCGAATACGTGGCAGAAAAGACAGCGTTTATACGTCATGGTCATACATTATCAGATCAGTATGACGAGTATCATGATACTACTGAAGACGCACTAAACATCGTGTATGATCTAAAGGCTGTGTTGAATATGGATCTTCATACATTGAATGGTGACTTAAAGTCTCTTATGAAGGAATCAAAGTTCTATTCATCTAATACAGAATGTCCCTCATGTACACAGACTATCGATGATTCATTACGTAAGACTAAGATTAATGATATATCTACTGTAGCTAAGGGTCATCTAGGTAATAAGAAAACATTAGAAATTGAGCTTAAAAGTGTCATTGAGTCTATTGATAGTGTGACAGAATTGATTAAAAAGAAGAGAGATCTTGCTCATGATATAAAGCTAAACGATATCAATATCAATAATATGCAAAGTAATATTATATCATTGGATGCTGACATCAGTAGCTGTAATACAAGTAATGCTGACATCAGTAATGCAAGGGCAGAGTTATCAGAATTACAAGATGCAAAGCTACAACTAGCAGAGCGGAAATACGAGATCAATGATGAGATCTCATATGGTATTGTTATAGCGGAAATGTTAAAGGATACAGGTATCAAGACTAAGGTCATAAAAGAATACCTACCTATAATGAATAAACTGATTAATAACTATCTACAGATCCTTGACTTCTTTGTATCATTCAACTTAGATGAAAACTTTGATGAGAGTATCCGCTCACGTCATAGAGATAACTTCTCTTACGAATCATTCAGTGAGGGAGAGAAGTCTCGTATAGATTTGGCACTTATGTTTACATGGCGTCAGATTGCTCGTATGAAGAACTCTACAAATACCAACCTTCTAATCTTGGACGAGACATTTGACTCATCTATGGACCATGATGGAGTAGAGAATCTAATGAAGATACTGAACACATTAGATACTGGTACAAACGTTTTCGTTATCTCTCATAAGGGTGAGATACTTGAAAGCAAATTCCGTAGCAAGATTGAATTCGTAAAGGATCATAACTTTTCGAAAATAAAAGCCTAAATCGCTTGACCTCATACGTCAAATGAGGTATAATTATATTAATGAATAACAGCCAGGAAGTACTAATGAAAATATCGAGTAGCACATTATCTGTACTGAAGAACTTCAGCACAATCAATTCAAACATGGTGTTCAGTCCTGATGGGGAGTTGAAGACTATGTCGAATGCAAAGAACATTCTAGGCTCAGCTGTAATTCCAGAGCAGTTTGAATATGAGTTCGGTATCTATGATCTGAATGAGTTTCTAAACGTATTGGGTATGTTTGAAGATCCAGAGTTATCATTCCATGCAGATGCTAAGTTTGTTAACATCTCAGAAGATGGTCATTCTATTAAGTACTTTTTCTCTGAACCATCTAATCTAACTTCACCTCAAAAGAAGATTGTAATGCCTTCTGCTGAAGTACAGTTCGAGATGAGTGCAGATAACCTTAACGCTATGAGGAAAGCAGCTGGAGTATTAGGTACGACTGATGTTATAATTGAAGGAACTACTGGATCTAATCAGTTAGAATTAACTGTAACAGATATTGGTAATCCTACTTCTAACTCATATAAGATTGAAATTGATGTTGATGAAGAGAACACTAGTGATTTTAAATTAGCATTCAATATTAATAACTTCAAATTTGCAGGAGGAGATTATCAAGTAGACATCTCATCTAAACTTATTTCGAAGTTCACACATAAAACAGAACCCTTAGTTTATTGGGTAGCATTAGAAAAAACATCTAACTTTAACACATAGAGAATATATTATGAATAACTTGATCATCCCATCTTCACCAGCAGACCGTCTAAAGATCCGTAGTGCAATGAAAGAGATTTCAAACACTTATGCACGTATTGAAGGCGAGCGTTCTTACATCAAAGAAGCTATTGATAAACTATCAGAAGACTTTGAACTACCAAAGAAGTATCTACGTAAGGTAGCATCAGCATACCATAAGCAGAACATTGCAGAGACTACAGAAGTAGCAGATGATGTTGAAACCCTATATGATGCTGTATTTGCAGAAACTGCTACATCATAGCAGTTGACCTTATGAGCGTATTAAGGTATAATACGCTATACAATATATTATGGAGTAGTGAATGAGTACTGATTTATTATGGGTTGAGAAATATCGACCAAACAAGGTAGAAGATTGTATTCTATCTGATGAGTTGTTGACTACATTTGCAGAAGTTGTTAAGAGCGGTAACGTTCCTAACATGCTTCTAACTGGTACAGCTGGAGTGGGTAAGACTACTATTGCTCGTGCTATTTGTAATAGTCTTGATTTAGACTATATCATCATCAACGCTTCTGAATCTCCAAACATCGATACTCTTCGAGGTACAATTAAACAGTTTGCATCTACAGTATCACTTCAGGGTGGTTTAAAGGTTGTTATTCTTGACGAAGCAGACTATCTGAATGCTCAGAGTACTCAACCAGCATTACGTGGATTCATTGAAGAGTTCTCTAATAACTGTCGTTTCATTCTAACTTGTAACTTCAAGAATCGTATTATTGAACCATTACATTCTCGTTGTTCTGTGTATGAGTTTAATACTTCAAAGAAAGCATTAGCAGCACTTGCACCTAAGTTCATGAAAAGACTTCAGTTCATTCTTGATTCAGAAGGTATTACGTATGACAATAAAGCGATTGCTAATCTTATTATTACTCATGCACCTGATTGGCGTAGAGTTATTAATGAATGTCAACGTTACTCCAGTTCTGGAAATATTGATGTGGGTGTCCTTGTGGACTTGGGTAACGATTCTTATAACAATTTACTTAAAGCGTTAAAGGCAAAAGACTTTACTAAGATGCGTAAATGGGTTGGTGAGAACTCTGATACAGAACCTCATGTCTTATTCAGACGAATGTATGATACTTTATCAGATCATTTAACAGCAAATAGTGTTCCACAGATCATTCTTATTCTTGCTGACTATCAGTATAAGAATGCATTTGTAGCGGATCATGAACTTAATACAGCAGCATGTCTTACAGAGATCATGGCTAGTGGAGAATGGAAATGAACAATGCGATGATCTTTGATCTCGAAACATTAGGTACGACAGCAGCAACCTGTCCTGTATTATCTGCAGCGGCATACGCATTTGATACAGAACGATTCTTATCAAGCAATCCATATACCATCGAAGAGATTGTAAGTGGATCAGATTATGTTAAAGTTAAAGTTAATGAACAGTGTACTCAGCTAGGACGTATCATTGAAAAGGATACACTCACGTGGTGGAAGCAGCAGGATAAGGCTGTACAGAAGGCTCAATTGATTCCTTCTGCAAACGATAAACCTGTTGCCGACATCATCAAAATGCTGTATAATAACTTTACACATAAATCTAATGTATATACAAGAGGTAATACGTTTGACCCTGTAATCATTACATCATTGTGTGCTACTCTTAAAATCGAAGAGCCTTATCCATGGTACAATGTACGAGACACTCGATCAACTATTGATGGTCTGAGTTGGGGTAGTGGATTATTTAATACGTTTATACCAGAAGGTATCGACGAGAAGTCACTTGCTGTTCACGATCCTCGTGTAGATATTGCATTAGATATTATGCGTATCCAAGCATTAGTGATAGCAACTTCCTAGGAGAGTTATATGAATGACGATTTAATATTAAGAGTAAGCCATAATAGCATACGAGAGGTAGCTTCTATCAAGCTAGCTCGGAATGGTTCATACTACATTGAGTTTTTAAATGCAGATGGTACATTCAATCGTAATGAAACATTTGGTGCTGGCGAGAACCTTGCATTCTTTGAAGAAGTATTAGAGGAATGGAAGGGTGGTGTTCGTAAGCAGTTCTTATGCGAGTAGGATTTACTGCTAGTGCATTTGACATGCTCCATGCCGGACATGTCATGATGCTACGTGAAGCGAAGGAACAATGTGATCATCTCATTGTGGGATTGCAGATTGATCCTTCGCTCGATCGTCTTGAGAAGCATAGTCCTATACAAACCATTGTAGAACGTTATATTCAATTGGCTGCAGTATCTTATGTGGATGAAATTGTTCCTTACGAAAATGAAGAGCAATTAAAAGATATACTTGAGACATTCAAGATTCATGTACGAGTACTAGGTGAAGAATATAAGCATATTGAATTCACTGGTAAGGATCTCTGTATGGAATTGGGTATCGAGTTGTATTATAATAGTCGGCAACATAAGTTCTCTTCTTCTGATCTACGTAACAGATTGATGGAAATAGAATGATGGATAAATGGAAGAATGTATACAATAATGAGTTATACGTTGTAGATGATAATACCGATTTAGACTCTATGACTGTCTCATTTACTAAATTACATCAGGCTCAGACTACTCGTGGTCATGCTCATCCTAATGAAGAGGTTTACATATTCCATACTGGTAAAGGTGTTATGCGTATAGAGGATACTGACTATTTAGCAAAACCTGGAGATGTTTTCACAATTAAGCCAAATATCTTTCATAAAGTTATAAATAACTCGACTAAGAACAAGTTAACATTCTATTGTGTATTTGAGGGCAATAGAACTAAGAAGGTATATGATGAATCCATTTGATTATGTTAAGGCTGCAAGTTATAGTAAGAAAGACATTATGGTTGATGATATTGCTGAGAAAGCATACACACCTTATATTGTTAATAGAGCGTTATCCTACCACCTAGATACTGTTCTATTTGCTAATGAGATGAATATCAATCATAATATGGACAATAGACTTCAATTTGATTTTTATATAAATACCATCAAGAAGAGAAATCGCTTTTCTAAATGGCATAAAGTTGTTGATGATAATGATGTAGATATTGTTAAGAGTGCTTTTAATTATAATAAGAAACGTGCTGAAGAAGTTTTGTCTTTATTGAGTAAAGATCAAATTCAGTCATTGAAAAATAGGATGAATATTGGTGGAAAACAATAGTGAAAGTATAGAATGGACTCCCGCTCACATGCTGGAGATAACGCTTAACGAACCAGACGATTTTCTCAAAGTAAAAGAGACTCTGACTAGAATCGGAGTAGCATCCTCAATGGATAAGAAGCTATTTCAATCATGTCATATCTTACATAAACAAGGAAGGTACTTCATAGTACACTTCAAAGAATTATTCTTATTAGACGGTAAAGGATCTAACCTCAATAAGAACGATCTGGAGAGACGCAATACGATTACGACTCTTCTAGCTGATTGGGGACTATTAGACATTGTCGATACGAGTCAATCATTGGACACAGCCCCTCTAAAGCAGATTAAGATAATTTCCTATAAGGAAAAATCTGAGTGGGAACTATGTCCGAAATATAATATCGGGTCTAATTAAATCAAGGTAGCATAAGTAATGAGAAGGTTATTACGTAAGGTCAGAGTCGTATCTGCACTACACAGTAGGAAGCGGGCACGTAGAAAGACCTTTGAGCAGAACCAGGAAAGTTTCCTAAAGGCTGCAAAAATGATGGAACATGAATACCCAATGGGTACATCTCACCATTATATCGCTTATCAATTGCAACGTAATAGAGCAATTTAAGCACGAACAATAAGAGTCTGCTTCGGCAGACTTTTTTATGCCTGACTGTTGACCTTTTGGCCAAAATGCTATATAATAGTGTATATAATATATTAATGGGATGTAACTTTGAAATTCTACACAAGTGTCAATAGATTCGGTAATTCAATTCTATATCGTGGTTATGATGGTGCTCAACGTATTCATAAGAAAGTGAAGTTCCAACCAAAGTTATTTCTTCCAGATCCAGAAGGTGATTATGAATTATATGAACCATCTCCAAATCCAATAAAGTTATCTCCACATAAGTTTGAATCAATGGCAGAAGCTAAAGAGTTCTCTGATACACATAGTAATGTATCTGGCTTTGAAGTGTATGGTATGACTAACTATGTGTCACAATTCATCTCAACAGAATTTCCAAAAGACATTGAGTTTGATATCAATAAGGTTAACATAACTTCAATCGACATCGAGGTACATGCTACTGAGGGATTCCCACATGCTGATCAAGCTGCATTTCCTGTTAACGCTATTACATTAAAGCATTCTATTAATGATACATTCTATACATGGGGATTAGATGATTTCGATACATCATTATCTGACTATGAAGTATGTTATTTCAAGTGTGAGAATGAAGAACAATTGTTAAGGAGCTTTCTGTTACATTGGGAATCACCTATCAATATGCCAGACATTATTACTGGTTGGAATAATAAACTATTTGATATGCCTTATCTTATTAATCGTATTAACAATTTGTTAGGTAGTAGTCAGTCTAATCGTCTATCTCCTTGGGGTAAGGTTACACCTCGTATGGTTAATATCATGGGTCAAGAGAATAACTATTATGACATCTTTGGTGTAGCTATTGTAGACTACATGGATGTATTCAAGAAGTTTGCATTACAATTTGGTAAGCAAGAATCGTATAAGTTAGATCATATTGCTAATGTTGTATTAGGTGAACGTAAGTTAGATATCACAGACTATGGTAACTTAGTTAATTTAGCTAATGAAAATCATCAGAAGTTTATTGAATACAACATCAAGGATACTTACTTGATTCCAAGAATGGATGATAAGTTAGGTCTAATGTCAATTGTATTGATGGTAGCATATCAAGCTGGTGTTAACTTCATAGAGACATTTGGTACTGTTGGTATTTGGGACTCTATCATCTATAGACGTCTATTAGCTTTGAAACAGGTAGTTCCACCTAAGAAGCATAACATTAAGGTTCCATATCCTGGTGGTTATGTAAAGGATCCACAAGTTGGAATGCATAATTGGTTAGCTTCATTTGACGTTAACTCTCTATATCCAAACATAATCGTTCAGTATAATATGTCACCTGAGACTATTAGATCTGATATATCTGAGCCATCATTCTCTGTTGATAACTTATTGAATCAGAGAGTTAAAGCTGATTATGATCTTCCATGTGTAGCTAATGGAACATACTTTGAAAATAATAAGGTTGGATTGATTCCACAGATCATCACAGACATCTATGCTGAACGTAGAGATGCAAAGCAAGTAATGATTCAAGGTCAGAAAGACATTCAGGGTGTTACAGATAGTAAAGAGATTGCAAGGCTTGATAAGATCATCAGTGTTAATAAGTCTAAGCAAATGGCTCAGAAGATCTTATTGAACTCATTGTATGGAGCTATGGGTAATATTCACTTCAGGTATTTCGATATTCGTGTAGCTGAAGGTATTACTATGATGGGTCAGCTTACTATCAAGTGGGCAGAACGAGCAGCTAATGAATTCATGAACATGGTAATGGAAAATAAAGAGCCAAAGGATTATGTTGTAGCTATCGATACTGACTCTGTGTATGTTTCTATGACAGAAGTTATAGCTAAGTTCAAACCAAAGAATCCAATTGACTTTCTTGATGATGTATGTGGATCTAAGTTTAAGGATAAGATCACAAAAGCTCATGGTGAGATGTATAAGATTACTAATGGATTCACTCATCGTCTTGAGATGGATCGTGAGGTAATAGCTGATCGTGGTATCTGGATAGCTAAGAAACGTTATATTCTTAATGTGTTGGATGATGAGGGAGTACGATTAGCTGAACCTAAGTTAAAGATTATGGGTATAGAAGCTGTTAAATCATCTACTCCAATGAAAGTTCGTGATGCATTGAAGGAATCGTTTCCACTTCTAATGAGTTCAACTGAAGAAGAACTTCAGAAGTTTATATCTGACTTTAGGGTTAAGTTTAATAGTATGCCTGCTGAGGATGTATCATTTCCAAGGGGATGTAATAACGTAGCTAAGTATGTTAATAAAGTAACAGTATATAATAAGGGTACTCCAATTCATGTTCGTGGAGCTTTGGTATTCAATAACTTATTAAAGGAACGAGGACTGAATAAGAAGCATGAATCTATTAAGTCTGGTGATCGTATTAAGTTTGCTTATATGAAGATGCCAAATCCTATTAAAGAGAACGTTGTATCTTTTCCAAACTTTCTTCCAAAAGAGCTTGACCTTGACAAGTATATAGACTATAATATGCAATTCGAGAAGACATTTCTAAAACCTATTAGTGCAATCTTGAATGTAATCGGATGGGAAGCAGAACCAAGTGCTTCTTTAGAATCATTCTTTGAGTAATATATGATAGAATTAACAATATTTAAATACACGAGAGATAATAAGACTAATAACAAATTGGCGGTTCCTAACTGGCTGTCGTTTGTTACGGTGTTAAAACACCTCTCTAAGCAGCCTGGCTATAAACCCAAACAGGGTGAATTTAAACCAGGATCTAGTCTTATATCGCCTGCTGTGTACTCTGAAGGCACTACACGATCTAATGTCAATGTAGATTATTGGGGTATGTGGGCTGCATTAGATGTTGATCAATATGAAGGTACTTTCGAAGAAGCATTACTTAAATATAAAGACTATGAGTATGTTTGTTACTCTACAGCATCTTCAACAGAAGAACATCCTAAGTTTCGTGTAGTGTTTCCTCTGACAGATATTGTTTCTAAGAAGCAAATTAAAGGGTTCTGGTATGCAATCAATAAGAACTTTGGTGAGGATGGAGATCCACAAACTAAAGACATGAGTCGTATGTATTACGTTCCTGCAGTGTATCCTGATGCGTATAACTTCTTTATAGAGAATAAAGGTAAGCGTATTGAACCAGAAGAATTGATGGAACAATATCCATGGGTAGATCGAGGAGAGACATTCTTTGATCGTCTTCCAGAATCTATTCAGAAGACATTGATTGCACGTAAGAAAGATGAGATGAATAATAAGACATTCAAGTGGAGTAGCT